CCCCCCCCCTAGATTTCCGCCATTTTCAAACATTTCAATCTCCGTTTTACTTCCACTTTTTGAATAATTGATAAGCTTCAACACAAATATATACGATACCGGCCTTGACCGCTCCCAGCCCGTTTTCATGCCATAATTTAACCAAGACTCCGGTTGCATAGCTGCGCCGATAGTCCTGTTTGTGCTTGCACATCCAGTCGTGAAAGCAGCTTGCCCTGATGCCTTTGCGCAAATCTTTATTGCTGAATATGGCGGTAAACGGCGCCTTTACGGTAACACCGTCAAAGATGAACCCTTTGGGTACCTCGATTTTGTCATATTTAAGGGCTTTCAATGTGACATATTTGTCCTGCCAAACCGCAAAGTCGAGCGAATCCAGAAAAGGATAACTGATTACTGTTCCCATGACACAGCCTCCAGCTCCGTTTCATCGTCGGCCGCCAGTATGACCTTCTCAAGTTCATAATAGCGGAACTCCAGCGCCTTGATTTTATTGCTGACAGCCAAAGCCACCGGCTTGAACTCTTCCAGCGTGAAGCTGTGAACCGTTCCGTCAGCTTCGCAATATTGAATATCGCCGCCAAGTGTTTGAGCCAGCACCACAACCGAGGTCAGATTCTGTTTGGCGGTTTCATGAACAGAGAAATGCATTCCGTCATATTCTGCCGTTTCTGTTGTCCGCTTGCGATAAAACTCCTGCTGAATATCCATCAGTTTATTCTGCCGCAGGGCCTCAAAATCGACAGGTTGAACAACTTTTTCCCAGAATACAACGATTTTATTATCCATAATCTGATACTTTGGCAGATAATCGCTGCCCGGCTGCGGCGTTTCGTCAACCGGCAGATAACCGTCGGCCAGCAGCATTTCGCTGTTCAAGTCGCTGTCGTAGTTAAAAAAGACTCCGTCTTTGACATTCGGAGCCGGTTCAATCGTGTTTTCGTCAATAAACTTTGCAAACATCGTCTCTTTCCTTATATTGTGAACATACCTTCGTAGGAACCGCGCCAGGTAACGCCGCCGTCGGTCGTCGTCAATGCGATCCAATATTCGCCGGGTTCGCTGAAATCCGGGACATCGTCATTCATCCATTTGCCCGGATTACCCAAAATCGCCGCCAAGCTGACCGGAAGAACGGAACTCATCCGCAGAATCAGGTCGATTGTCATGTCCATGTCTTTTTGCTTGGCCCCGGACAGGTCAATCGTGTAGCTGTCGCCCGATACAACTTCACGGAAATATCTAACCTTTCTCTCATTTACCGGAATAACTGTGCTGGTTAAGACAATCCGCCCCTGATAAATTGACTGCGCCGCAACATCGGTTCGGTTGTATATTTTTTCAGCTTCTTCTTTCCAATACTTTGCCGAGCCTGACGGCATTTCCTCAAGGCTGCCCTGTGCATATTTCCGCGCCAGCTCGGCGCTTGCATCGACCGCCACCTGCTTTTTCGCCGCATTGTCGTCAAAATCCCCGGTCTTTTCCGCCGCATGCGCATCAAAACCGTTGACGGTATCCGCGGCCGATTTTGCCGAAGCCGCTGCCGCCGCAGCCGAGGCAGCGGCAGCATCCTTTTGCGTTTCCGCCTCGTCCAGTGTTTCCTCGCTGGTTTTGACGGCCGCTTCCTGCAGCTCGCGGGCATTGGTTAAAAGCCTGTTGACTTCGTTCAGATATTCTTTCGGATCGGCCTCCGACCCCATACTGGTGGAAACCGCCCGGGTCAGCTTTTCGTCCTGTTCCTGATTTTCCATTGTCAGGCGCTCAATTTCCTTACTGATGGTTTCAGCATCAAAGGTTGTCGTATTCTGCGGATTATAATCCGTTGTCCGCGGCGTTTCGCGATAAATAACCAGTTTACAGCCCTCAGCCAGCGCATCCCCGGTCAGCGGATAAGTTACTTCGCCGCCGGTATCCGTCAGCCTGACTTCATATTCAGCCGCCAAAAGGTCGGTTTCCTCCCCGCTCGGCAAAACATACAGGCATTTGACATCGGCCTTATCCATCACAGGAAACGTGAACGGAAAGACCTTATTGACCCCGTCAGCCAGTAAAGTGTCCTTAACATGCGTTACATTGATTCCCATACGCTATTCTCCTCTCCTCAATAAAAAAGGCAGGAAACAAAATCCTGCCCAAGTTGTTTAATCATCGCGGCGGCGCCGACGCTGGTTTCGCCGTTCGTTGCGTGCTTTCTTTTCCTCTTTCAAGGTTTTCAAATGCCCGCCGCCGACCCACCAATACCATGGCCGACCTGCCCAAGGCACATTTTTCCATGTCTCCCAGTTTTTAACCTCCTTATCGCTCAGAATGTCAACAACCAGCTCGTCCAGCATAACCGGAAAAAGCAACTGCTTTTGCAGAGTTTTAAATAATCCTTCACGCTTAACGCTCATGGCCTGATAACGGTTAATTGACCCGCCGATAAAAATATTATCCACCAACGAATCCGGCACGTTAACGGGACGGCCGAACAACAAATCTTTCAACACATCTGCCCCGGCATTAAACAGCATCAGATAAACCGTCAGCCGGGTCATATCGACCACCGCTTTACGCGGATTAGATTTTGCCGTTTCAAAACAAATCTTGCGATATTCGTTGAGTTGTTTGATAAAATAAGACTTCATCATGTAGAACAGCCTTTTTTTGCCGCCCTCGGCATAATATCGCGGCATCTGGTCGATTGTAATCGGCTGAACGTCCAGAAGCTGAAACATTGCATACTCCATAATCTCGTCAGTTATGGCGCCGGTTTTCAAATCTTCTTTAACATCAACCCACTTTTCGCCAAATTCATGCCGCAGATAGGCTTCCAACTCCGGACTCTCCGCCTTTGCATCTGCCCGGGCCTTTTGAACTGCCGAATTAACCAGCGTTTGTTTGGCAATCTTGTCCATTTTTTCAAAGCCGGTATATTTCAGCACTTTGTCCAAAGCCCTAGACCATGCGCTTGTATCCGCATAGCCTCCGTCTTGGATAATCTTTTCAAGCCCCAAATCGTTAATCGTAATTTCAGACTTTCCCTGCCAAGCTTTCACATATTCAAAAGCCGTGTTCCACAATCCGTTTTTATAAGCAGAGGTTCCAAGGTCGCCAAACTGCGTGATTGCGCTTTCAAAGTTTCCCAGCGTCCAAATATAGCCGCCGTCGCGCAACAGCCGCAAAAACTCGTTGCCCAAGCCCTGATTGGAAAAACGCGCCAGCAGCAGTTCTTTCAGCCGCAATTCCTGCGTATGGCTGATTTTTCCCTGTTCGGCCATTTCGAGAAGCAGATTACCGACCGAATTTTCAATTTTACTGTCCGCCAATTCATCAACTTCTTTTTTAACCTGTGCCAGCTCAACTTCCATCCGGTTGATGGCAATTTCTTTGACCTGTTCGGCCCGCCGGTTGCGTAAAAACTCAACTTCGGCTTCAAGCTTGGTTTTGCGGTCCTGCAATTCGGCTTTAACGTCTTTATCATAGGTATTTCTGATTTGCGCCTCCACCGCTCCGATTTTGTAGTTTCTGGTTTTAATTTCCTTCCACTTGGCTTCTTTCGGCTCCATCGCTTTATAATCCGCGATTGTCGTTTCCCGGTTTGCCACCATTTTGCGCAGATTTTGCAGTTCTTTGGTTTCCCGGCCAAAATACTTTTTATTCTCAATCATCTGCACCGCGCCCGAAATATAATCGGTTAACGCATCCGTTGACACCTTATAAAAGCGGTTCATATACTGATCGACGACATCAATCGAACGCTCTTTGACGTTGCCGATTTTGGCAATACTTATGCCGCCGGCATAGCCTCTTATTAATGAATTGACAATCTGCGCTTCGTCTTCTTTGGTTCTGATTCTGCCGTCTTTGCGCTTTTCCTCAATCATTTTCTGAATAATGGAATATTCCGGCCGGCCGCCGAATTCCTGTTCAACATAATCAAGCAGACCGTCGGCATCCTTAATTTTGCGCGGAAAATAGTCCGGCATATAGGCCACATCTACCCCGACGTCAATCATTTGCTCGCGCAAATCGTCCAAAATGTTTCTGACTTCCGCAAACCCGTCCGTCAGGGCATATTTTTCCAGCAGGCGCTGCACTGTGTCAACATCACGGTTCTTCAAGGCAAGGTCAAAGGTGTAGAAATCCGGTGCATCCATTTTCTGCATACCGTCCACAAAACCTTTAATCCGCTTATAATACCTACTTGTTTTCTGCAGCTTGTCAATCTCCAGCCGGCGGTTCATATTATACAATTCCGGCGAAATCTGTTTGATTTCCTCTTCCAGCGGCACAATGGCGTCAGACAGATAGTTACGCATATCGGTATAAACATTCTGCATCGTTTCCCGCCCGCGCTTAAACAACCGCGCCGACGCTTTTTTGGCATCAACATTTTGTTTATAAATATCGTCCATCGCCTCGCGCTTGGCTTTCCAATATCTTTTTGTCTGACCCAAGACTTCGGCAACCGGCGCATCCATGTATCTGTCCAGATCCGAACCGCCCAAAATCTCGCCGTAAACACCGCGAACTTCGTCGTTCAGCTTGACATTAAGCTCTTTTGCCGTCTTGTACAGATTCCGCATCCAGTTCATAAATGCGTCAAACACCCGTTTCAGATAGCTGCTCGGCGCTTTTCCCTCGCGCAGATACTGTTCAAAGCCGCGGGCAAATTGCTCTGTCTGTTCCACAGTATAACTTGCGCCGTCGCTGCCCAGCCAATCATTAACTGTTTTCAGCATTTGGGCAGATTTTTCGCTGGTTGGTGCAAACGCCTTTAATTCCTCAAAAAAGAAATGTGCGGTTTCGTGCATAAAGGTCGAGGCATCCGCCCGTTCAAACAGCGAAATGACGGCCCGGCGGTCTATTCGTTGACTAAACGCGCCCTTAGGGTCGCGATACAAAGTATCAGCACCGTCTTGATAAAACTTCTGAATAACTTTAACATCGGCAGGATTAAAGATGACAAAGCACCGCCCGTCTTGATTTCCGTCATAGGTAATGCCTTTAATGCCGTGTTTTTCAAGCAACTGTGAAGCTGCTTTTTTAGTTCCGAGAACATTGGCTATATTATCATAGATATATTTGCCGTTTGTATGGTTGCTATCCCACTTTACGCCAATTTCTTTTGCCGCAGCTTTCAAGGCTTTTTTTACAAAAGGCGGTTGCTTGCTAAGTAATTCCTGTTCATCAAGCAAATAAGGATTTTCGGGAATATCAACCTCATGAACTTGGCCTTTGGTATAATTATCTATGTTTTCTAAAAGACTTTCCGTTACTTGTATGCTGTTTTCCAAATTACTTTTTTCTAAATACAAATAATCATCTTCTTTTATTTCTTCCGCAGTATGTTCCTTATTAAACTTATCAAGTTCATTTTTATAACTATTTAACTTATCTTTATATATTTTCTTTGTTCTTTCCTTTCCAAACCTATCAATCTCAGTAATAACATCTCCTGTCAATCCGACATCTTCGGTTATAAATTTATACCGATAACCTTCCGCCACGTCTTTATTAAGGGCATAATAAAGTCCCCAACCGTGTACTTGGTTTCCCTCGCCGGAACCGATTGCTTCCAAACTCGGCGTGTCATAATCAACACGAGAACCCGCAAAAGCCAACTGATAATAAATATTGTCATTACTCGGGTCAAACGTCCCACGGTTATAAACGGACTTTATCTGATTGGGAGAAAAGACAGACAAATTTTTTATGCCATTCTCAACTTTATAATATCCATCATACCCGTTTTCTTTAAGAATATCTATAAGATCAACTCCGTCAATTTCAGCAGATTCTAAATAAATCCAATTATCTGCCCCTTTTTTACGATGTTCTACAGATGGCTTATACACTTTCATAACATACGCATTGCCAACCCTTGGCCCGTATGGCGTTTCATAAGAAATTTCGACGGCTGCTTCCTCTTTACCAAAATCAATGTCTTTTATTTTCTTCTTGATTTCACTCTCAACATCATCAATATCTACTCGAAATGGGGGTTTTGCCGCAATAAAATATCCTTCTCTTTCGTTAACCTCAAGAACTTTATATTCATTAACACTACTCTGGTTATAATTTATATTCTCATTATATTTACTATACCATTTAGGAAAATCATCTTGTGTTATTTTCTCAAACTCTCCCTCTCGCAAAGGCGTGTCCTGATAATATCCCTGTATTTCGTCAATAAACTCTTCTTGAGTTTTTTCATTTCCAAACACTCTTATTTTTTTGCCGTCTGTTATTTTTTTTACAAACTCAATATCCTCAGTGTTGTCAAAATCAAACGGTTTTTCTGATTTTATATAAACAGGATAAGTGACAACATCTCTATCTATCCCTTGTTCAAAAGCCTTTGATTCGGCATATTCATAAGCAAATTTCTCATCAGGGGAAAAATTATAATCTCCATTATGTTGTTTAAAAGTGTCAAAATTCCATAAACTCCCATGCCAATATGTTTTAGGCTGACCATTCTCATCTACAACCTTACTGTCACCAAACCAAGCCTTAAATGCCTCAGAATTAACATCCGCCTTGCCGTTTTTATAGGCAGTGGACGGCAGCTGATACAAAGGATTATTGACATTTTCGCTTGTTTGGCTTATACTTAATCCATCTTCTGATAATTCAGAAGTGAGCCCCGTATCCCCCGGATTTGTAGCCGGTGTGGCGTGTTGGGGCTCTTCTTTTATCTGTGCATCCCAAAAGAAATTACCGTATTGATCTTCACGAACCGTTAGATGAGCGTTATAATTATCTTCATCAATATTTATCGGTAAATTTGCTTTATAATAAGCTTTAATGTTGGGTTCGCTCGCTTTTATATAGCTTTCTTCGCGAATAAATTTTGCTTTTCCCAGCAATTCGGGAATATACGGCACAATAAGCCGCTTATTCTTGTCGGCAAAAAAGCTCTTATACTTCTTTATTGATGATGTCCTGATTTCAATATCGCCGTTCAATGACTGATTGAAAATCTTGTTCCCCTTAAAAGATTTAAGCGTATCAAGCATTTTGTTCTTAAAGTCTTCATCGGAAAGCCCTTGCATTTCCTCACTTGAATTGATTGTCAGCTCAACACCGCGCCCATGGTCGGCAATTTGTCCCTGAAACCAAGGCAACTCATCGCTGCCGATATCTTCCTGTCCCATTTTCTCATTATAGGCGCGCTGCCGTTCCATATAGGCATCGACAGCCATTTCAATTTCCGGGGCTTCCATGTTGCGCCAGTCAATATTTATGCGATCCAAATCTTCGGCCAGTTGGTTGACTTCATCTTCCAAACTATACGGCGCCTCTTCATTATACCGTTTGCGGCCGCCCAATTCTTCGCCGATAGCGTCCAGCAATTCATTAACCGTCGGACGTTCGCTGCTTTGCGGAAAATATCCGGCTTCCCACGCGGCCAGCGCCATATCATCCAGATTCCGACCGTTTTTATTATTGATTAATCCGATAACCTGCTTGTCTGCATCCATAGCCTTTAATTCGCCGCCAAAATCTTTTAATCCGCCGTTTTGTTTCAAAAACTGCGTCAGGCTTTGACGAGTATCTTTGACTTTCTGCCCTTTCAGAAGAGCCGGATTTTTCAAAGCCTCATATAAATTGATTTCGGCAACTTCTCCGGCGCGTTTTGCTTCGTTAAGACGGCGGGCGAAGTCCCGATATGCCACTCTTTCAATCCGTGGAAAACGCTGTTCAAAGTACTCCAGTGGAGAGATTCCAAGCTCTTGGCTTCCCCATAAGGCCACCCCCTGAACAACTTTTGCCTGCGCGGCGGCAACTTTGTCGGTATCGCTTGTTTTAATCCGGTCGAATACTTTATTATAAACCTGTTCCAAATCGGCTTTGGTTTGCAGCGCTTTCTGAGCTTCCGGCGTTCCTTTATGCGTTTCTACAAATTTATCAAATTCATCCAGCCCCTTATTCAGCTGCTGAAATGCAATATTATTGATTTCGTCCGGGTGTTTTTGCACATAATCAATCGCCGCCTGCGAAATATTTTCAATATCCCGGTTGGTTGCTCCCTTTTCCTTCAAACGCTCCGCTGCCGTATTAAAGGTTCCGGCAGCAAGCGCGCCGGAGCCAAAGCCGCCGATAGCCGCCTCAATAACTCCGTCCATTAAGGACTGTGTATCATCAATTCCATATTTTTTTACGGCATTCTGCCACACGGTTTGCGCCCCTTCGGCAGAACCTTCCGATAAACCGGACGCAATCTTTTGTGATATTTTCTTCCAAATCGTACTCGGACTGTTCCCCATTATTTTTTCAAGTGGCGAAAGCATCCTGTCTATCAGAGCCGTCCCGGCCTGCGACGAGGTATAAAGTAAATTGGCCGCTTCCTGCGTTTTTCCTGTTTCTTTGGCTTTTTCATAAACGTCTGCGCTGTCCACCCCGCCCATAACAAAATACGCCAGTCCGGCCGACCCCGTTGCACGCACCATTCCCACCATGCCCAACAATGACGGCGCGGCGCTCATAATTGCTGATGAAACGCGGGTTACACTCGGATTGTCAATAATATCTCCGGCAAAAATATCCTTGTCCAGTTCCAGCGTTTTACTGTTCAGTACAAAATCAGAACCTTTTTTAATGGAAGATCCAAATTTTTGCCAGCAACGGCCAAAGGTATTAATCCGGTCGATTGTTTTGTCATCAAGGTCAAAGGCACCTTTCGGCAAAATCATATTATCGCCGTAAAACCTGATCATTGTTCCCAAACCGCCGGCAATGTCAAACAATCCTCTGACAACGGCTTTTGACTGAGTGTCGCCGAACTTTCCCAAATCGCTCTGCGCAAACTTTTCAACCCAGCTTCGGTTAACCAGATTCAGCTTTTTAGCTGCATTCGTATTGCTTCCGTCCAGTGAAAAGATATTATGAGCACCGACTTTCGTCAAATCCGGCTGAACCTCATCCGGCGTAAAAGAAAACTCCGAAACATCGTTCGGAGTTACGTTGTTCTGAACCGCATCCGGCGTAAAAGAAAATTCTTCCATTATATCGTTCCCCTGATTCCGTTAATATAAACTCTGTCGCCCTTTTTGATTTTTCCCGCTTCAAAAGCGGCTTTTGCCGCCTCTATGCTGTCAAAAGACGGCACGGCCAGTTCTGAATTATTGCCCCGCGATACAAGCCCCTGCAAAATCGCCTTTTTTTGCTTATTGTCGTATTTTCCGCCGTCATTAATCTTGCGGAAATAATCAAGCAAAAGTTTGCTGTTATTTCCGGGTGATGATGAATTTTCTTCAATATATTCGTTTGCGTCCTTATAGGTAAAATCGCCCAAACGCCACCAGACGGCATCATCTTCGTTTGTTTTCAGATAATCGACCTGTTTGCTTTGTTCCCTATAAACCTGCGCGGTTAAGGTCTTGCGGTCTGTCGGCGACAACCGGCCTTCGGCATATTCATTTTCAATTTTTGTCAGAACCTTTTGCGCGCCGTTCAAATAATCGACTTCGTTGTGTTTATCCAACATCGTAATATCCAGCAGAATTTCCTGCGCCGTTTCCGCTCTGGTTTCGGCGGTGATTCCCTTAGCCGACAGCAGGGCTTTCTGCTTAGCTTTGAACCAATTGCCGGAATATTGTGCTTCATTGTCCTGCAAATACTGAAGTTTGCCGCTGTCATCCATTCCGGCGGTCTGTTTATCAAAATCCAGCTGATTTTTATACTGACTGATTTTTACCTGCATATCCGCCGCTTTAACCTGCTTTTCCAGCATCTTATAAGGTAACTCGGCCTGAAACTGTTTACGCTTTTCTATCAGATTTTCAATCGCCTGATGTTCGCTGCCGGCAATTTGCGTCTTATGCCGTTGATAATAAGCGGCCGCATCAGCGGCATCATCGTCGGCCCGGCGCAGGGTCTGCGTTTTATAAAAATCGCTTTTATAGGCCTTTTCCTTGGCTGACAGCAAATCCGGCCGGTCGGCATAGTTGACGCGCAAGGCGGCAAGCCCGGAGTTATAAGCCTGTGCCACCAGCCTGTCATCCTTATAATTTGCCAGAGCATCGTCCAGCGCCGATTTCAACCGGTTGGCAGTGTTTTCTTCATAATAGCGCTCTTTTTCCTGCGCTTCGAATCGGGTCAGTGCGTCGAGCGTGGCTCCGTTGCGGCGGCGGTAGATTTCGTCTAAAACTTTCTGATCGTAATCGTTGGTAACCTGTTCTTTTTGCTGATTATACCATTCTTCGGCGTCTTTTTCCCATGCTGCCGTTGTACCGAGCGCCGCCTGCCCTTTGCGCGTTAGATAATCGCTGTTTACCTTTTCGCGGCGCAGTTTATCAAAAGAGTTTTCAAACTGCATCCCCTTGTTGACGGCGTCTTTCTGCTTCTGCCGGTCAATTTCTGCCAAAGCCTTGTCTGCCACGTTTGCCATAACGGCACCGGTGCGCTGCAAAGCTCTGCCTGCACCGGCACCGAAAGCCTCGGCACTGGCAAACGGTGTCGGCAGTTTGGAACGGACAACGATTTTATCGAAACGCGTTTCAACCATTTTCTTTTTTACTCCATAAAAAAACCCTGCTAAAAAGCAGGGTTTAATTTGTTTTCTCGTTCAGTTATCTAAATAACTCATCGTGTGAACCGGTCGCCACAAGCACCAGATTTTCTTCGGTTACCTTATAAATCAGCAACCAATCAGGGCCGATGTGGCATTCTCGATGCCCTTGCCAGTTACCGCTTAAGGCATGGTCTTTATACTTCGCCGGCAAAGTTTCCTCTTGCGCCAAACTTACTAAAACCGTTTGGAATGTTTGCATATTGTATCGTTTTTTCTGATAACTCTTAAGTTGACGTTTAAAATGGCCGTCGTAAACAACTTTCAGCATTATTAGTCTTCCTCGCTTAACAAATCAGCCATCGCCTCATCAACAGTTTCAAAAGTGCGGAATCCATCCCGGTTTTTACCGGAAATATAATCATCGGCGCGTTGCATCGCTTTGCAGGTTTCCTCGTTCGGAATTTCCGGCAATGACGGGCGGAACGGCAAAGCCCGCTGATGAATAACCTGACGGATAAATACACGAATACCATCGTTCAGGCTCATTCCCATCTGGTTGAGAATTGCCTCCGCTTCCTTTTTGCTGGCCGTATCAATACGGGCTTGTATTACTGTATTCATTTTTCCCTCTCTAAATCAATTCAATATAATACAAATATAATACAAACTCACTACAAAGTCAATACAACAAGAGTTTTAATTACTACATCCGGCAATCATTGCCTTGGTTAAATTCTTATACATTAACTAAGTATCTTCACAATAACCATTATGAAGATTAATAAATAAGAGCTAGTTACAGCAAACTTTAAATATTTATCATCATTGACGATTTTTGTGAGAGCTTTTATTAAAATCTCCGCAATTATATAGAGTTTAGAAAAAAAACATTTTATCGCTAAGCTCAGACAAACCAGTGTACTTATAACATATACTGCGATGAATGGCGACCAGATGATTATAGCCGGAATTAAAATAAAATATGCAAATTTCATTTTATTAATACATCCGGCAATTATTACCTTTATAGGTATAATCTTTAACTTTTCCATTTTTAAGAATAAAAGTCGTTTCGCAATCCAAATCAACAGGCCGCGAAGAATAACCTGTTGTGTTAGCGTAACTCCCTGAATAAATAGTATTATAGCTAGCAGGTGTATAAACAGCATCATGATTGAAATAGGTTAGATACTTATATCCATCTGCTTCGTATGTTTTATTAGGAATGCCCCAAAACTGAATAACACTTTTCTCCCGTGCCCCACGAAAAGCATTACAGTAATCAATATATTTTTGTTCAGTAGCACATCCAGCTACTAACAGGAGTAAAATAAGCAAAATCTTTTTCATCGTTGCCGTCCTTTTTATTCTTTATAATTGAATTATAAAGAGAGATACTTTTAATACAAGCTAAAATTTATAACTTGCATTAGTAAAACGGACATTGCCACCGCTGTAGGCCGTTCCAGTAACATCTTTGATATTTCCCGAATTTATACCTTTGAAAGCATTTGCACTATTAAACAACAAATTACTGCCACCGCCGAGAATGGTGGAAATGGTGTTACGTTTGGCGGCCTTTTTCGCCTGCTTGGCCGCCATGTCATACAAGGTTGCCTGCGTATTATATCCCCAAACTTCGCGATTTGTGTTGTCAATAATCGTCTGCCGGTCTTCTTCACCAAACTCGGCCGTCTGCGTAAACAATTCCATCGGTGTTGCAGAACTCAAATCCACCCCGTTGGCGGCCATCATCGCCCGCTGCTGGCCGAGAAGCTGCTTATTCTTCCGCGCCGCCGATACCTGTTCTTCCAAGCCTCGGGCTTTGGCGTCTTCGGCCTGCTGACGCATAATCGCGGCATTGTATTGATTGGCTTTTGATTCGGCTCTTCCTTCCTGCTTAATCCCGTTTACCGACATGATAGTACCGGCTAAACCAAGAGTCCCGGCAGCAATGGATAAAGGATCACACATTTTCAAACCTCCTTTTCTTTATAGAAATGCAAAAAACGGGCTTTTTCCGGCCCCCAGACAATTTCTTTGTCTTCAAATTTAAATCCCAGCCATTTCAGCCAGCGAATCGAAACCTTATTTTCAACCCAGACAAAATTCTCAACTCTATTTGCTCTTTTTAATATTTCAGCAAGAAAATCCCGACATAATTTGCAGAAATCTTTTGCATGCCGCTCAATATCATCGGTTCCGAGCAGCCAGCAGATTCCGCGGCCGTTCATATTATCCAGCGGCACAAGGCCGAGAATCGCGGCCGGACGGCCGTTAATCTCAATAACCCGGCAATAAACCGAATGACTGGCTCCCTGTGTCAGGCATTCAAAGGCGTCATGATTTCCGGCCAAGCGGATTTCTTCGGCATCGACGGCGCGCATGTTGGCCGCAATATACTCTATGTCGCCCGCTTCGCATAATCTGAGTTTAACCGCCATGTGCCACCACCGCCGTTATGGCATTAATCGTTAACGGGGTCGGCGTGTCCGAGATAATCTCGACTTCTCCGTTGAAATTATAGCCGCCTTCCAAGTCAACGCGGCGTGTTCCGCTGACAAAGTCGTACCCTTCGCCATAATTCTGATAACTCATTGCCGGCCGGACGAACTGATTTTTGTCGTCCACCTGCGCAATTTTGAAGCTGCCGGAGTTTTCAAGCATAATCCGGGCGCCGCTGATTCTCTTATACTGTCCCTGTGAAGACGTGCCGTTGTTCAGCGGATAGTCAATGCTCAGGCTGTGATACAACGCGTCATAGAGCAAACCTACTTTGATATGCTTTCCGGGCGTCTCAAAAGAGATTTTGCCGTTTTTAACCACTTTTTCGCCCTGATAACCCCCGTCCACCATTACGCCGACGGTGGCACCTTCAAGATAATCCAATCCGGAAACCTCACTGACCGGTTCTTCCAAATCAGCTTGAGCGGCACAATCCATAAACAAATAATCGTCTTCTTTATTCTCCGAATCCTGATTAATCACAAACCGCTCAAGAAACCGTTTCGGTGTCCCGTTAACATTGCGCAGAACCACCGCGTAAATGCTTTCCACCCCGTTTTCCTTAACCGAACAGATGCTTTCGAACCAACCTTCCGTAATATAGCGGGTATAAGCAACCAGCTGCTGTTCCTTGATATAGGTTAAGGCCACCGCGCCGCCGTCGGCAAAGACAAACCAAATCAGGTTCGCCGAAGAACAGTAATCCCAGGCAACCAGTTGACGGCCGTCAAACAGATGCGTCGCCAGAATGCTGATGTCTTCGCCGTCATAGCCGTCACTGGTTAACGCATAGCCCAGCGTGCGGACATGATTGTCACTCATAAACAAAGCCTGATTGCCGATTATCAGCGGTTCGATATTGTCACAATGATAGACATTCTGCTGCTTGATTTTCGGCCATTTGCCCGACAAAAAGCCGGTATCGCCGGGCATCACTTTCCAGACGCCGTTCGCCGTGGTAATCAGCAAATCGTTAAGCGAGATTAAATGATAAATAGTGTTGATTTGCTTGCCGGTTGCGCGAATTGAGAAAGCGTCATCGTCCTGCAGCGGATTGGACATTGTGAAGTTGTTGTAAGTGCCGGCACGAGACATTTCGATTAATTCGTAATCGTCATAAGTCGCGGCCATCGCCATCCGCTGTTCATGAATGCCGCAGACGGACGGATATTTGTTCGGGCCGTCAAACGGATTGCGCTTAATCGCCGGCGTAATATTGAAGTCCGGGGCAACATTATCGTCGCTCATGGAGATTGTCGCCGCGTCGTCATCGTCAACAACGGTGGAAATCCAGCCATACATACCGGCCGACAGGCGATAGACATTATATTTTTTGCAGCCCTCAACTTTGTTCCATGTTAAAGTAATCTGTTTGGTTTGTGATAATTGGTCGCTTTTGACTTCGACCATGGCCGTCAGGCTTTCTTCGCCGGTTTCCTCATTAATCGCCGACACTTTATATTTATAGGTCTGACTGGTGCCGGAACCTTTGGCGGTTAATCCGGTCGGGGTCGGCGTTTTCGGCACAAAAGCCATGTCCTCAATCGTCCAGTTGTCATGGTCGAAACGTTTTAACATCTGCGGCAGATGGCTCGGGTGGGTAATATAAACCACGTCGGCCGACTGCTCAAATTTCATCTGCCAGATTTCGTCAATGTCGAAAGGAATATCAAGCTCAAAAATGCCGCCGTCTTCCTTAACGACAAAACCGCCCTCGGAAATGACGCGCATTTTTTTATCGGAAAATTCCAAGGCATAGCCCTGATCTTCGCTGAATTGAAATCTTTTTAGTCGGGAGGGTTTGCTCTGATTATAGGTTTCGCCGATGTAATATGACCCGGGACGCTTGTTCAGACCGCCCTCTTTCATAACGTACATATTAGCGATAACCTTTGCGCCGCTGGCGTATTTTTCCAAATTGACGCGGGAATACAGCCGCGGGCTGAGTTCGCCGGCATTAAAAGCGGATTGGGTAATATTTAAGTCAGACATTAAAATATGCTCCCGTCATAGCCGCGATAATTCTTAAACGGATTTTTGTCGTAAAATTTCATCTCTTCGCGCACATCGTCATTCTTGGCGACGGCTATCAGCCCCTGATACTGCTGAAATTTGTTGTTGGCTTCGTTTTTGAGATTTGGAATCGTTTCGCAGATTTTGCTGGCTAACAGAAAAGTAACGGCCTCGGCAAATCCGGGCGACCACATTTCCGTATTCATCTGCTTGAACGTATAAACAATGTTTGTTATCTTCCGGTTGGTTAGTATCAGCCGGGAAGCGTTGTTGGACGACAAAACAACCGTGCTGTTGCCGCTCAGTTCCAGCGGCTGGCCGTTTTCATCAAGATAGCGCGAAATATGCACCGAATCCTCAGGGATAACGTAAGCGTATTTATAACCGTCGAACTTTTCGGCCGATAAGGCCGGCTGCTTACGCTTACGGGCAAAACTCCAGTCATAAAAAGCCAGAGCCGCACAGACAACCGCATCATAATAAAGGCGGCATTTCTTGGCCCGCGGCTCATTGCCGGCAATGTCCAAGACCTCGCCGTTGGCAATTAAACCCAGCGCCTGATTGCAAATTGTCGTTTTATCCATGGTTTTAACCTTAAAAAAAGGCGCCTGTTGCCAAGCGCCTTTTATTTGTTTTTATTTCTTAGCGGAAGACTTGGCCGCCGGTGCCGGGGTGTCATTTTTTTGACTTTCCGGCTCCGGGGTTTCGTTTCCCTGCGGAACCTGAGCGCCGGCAGTTTCAACAAAGCTGTTCAGCTTTGCTTCTGATTCCGCCAGTTTGGTTTCAAGCGCCTTAATCCGTTCGTCGAACTTGGACAGATGGTCGCCGACCAGCGCTTTGAACTCTGCCAGATTTTTAGCACCGCTTTCCTCCGAATCCTCAATCAGTTTGGCAACCTCATCGGCCGACAGTGAATCCGTGTCGGCAGCCTTCGCGGCAGGCGGCGTATCTCCGGTTTTTTTGAAAAAACTGTTCGGTTCAACCCCCTCTTCCAGAGGTTCGCCTTCTGCATAACGCTTGTTATTGTAATAACAGTCTTTGATACATACATATCTACTCATGGTTATTCCTCAACTCTTTCGCCAATCCATGCCGAGATTTTACCGGCGGTCATTGCCGCCGTGCCGACCGTTGCGACGACCTTGGCATAGCGTTTGAACTTAAGTGGAAGCGGCTGACAAGCCATCAGCGTTCCACCGGTTAATTTATCAACCGTCAAGGCCTCGCTGGCAACGGCGGTTGTAAAGCTTGAATTGTCATCAGAATGCTGCAATTCAACTTTCAGGGTTGCCCCTTCGCCGCCGGCAAAGGCTTCGGTAATGCGAACATTGAAAAAGTTATACGGGTAACTTTTGCCGTAATCGCTTTTCCCTTCGCCGAAATCAATGACTTCCGAGCTGGACGCGGCGGCTGCGCGCGGTTCCATATCGGAAAAGGTCAGTAATCCGTCTCTCATTTGTTTTTTTCCTCATGTTATGATTAAAAAATAAGGGCTGAACCAAGCCAGCCCTTGCTTATCCCTAGGCCGTAGCCGTTACCTGAGCTTCGGTGTCGAGAATACCCTCGCACAGACGCAGCGGATTGCCGGGGCGGAACTGGGTTACGTAGTCGCCAAAGGCATCCTGCAGCTGAACCGTTGCCTTGTTCAAGGCTTCAATGTCCAGATAGCTCAAAACCGTTGCGTTGCAGTAAATGAACGCGTTTTTACCCTGCTGCTTCATATTGTTCAGCGCCTGAATAATCAGCTTCGACAGGTTAATTTTCTCGGCTTCCTTGGCAGAGGTCGGAATATTGCATATGCGGGCAACGCGGCGTTCATTGGTAATGCCCAATCCCATGTGGCACTGGAAGTGGCTGACGAGTGCCTGATAATCCAGCCCCTCATCATCCTTAACCGTCTGTTCACCCAGATCATCGTGGATAATACCGGCGGTCTTGGAATTACGCGGATAAATGCCTTTAGCCTCGGCTTTGTCCCATTGCACAATATAGACAGAAGTCAGGGCGTCGCCGGTACCGCCGGCATCAATCACGCGTTTGCCGTCAATCTTGCTGCAAATTGTCGCCAAACCGTCGGTTTCATCCGGCTTCATTTTGCTGTTGCCGTAAAAAATCATATCGGCAACAGTCTGTGACAGACCTTCAATAATGCCTTTGGCCTCGTCCATGCGGAACTGCTGCGGGTTCGGCGCAATGCCGCATTTGGCCTTGTCAACCTTAGAATAGGCTTCAATCATGGAAATGTTGAAGGTAATCGGTTCGGTTTTGGTCGCAACGCGTCCGACGCCTTTATCGAACTGGCGCAGCTGTCCTTTCGGAACAAAGGTGCGCTTGGTGTCTTTGTGGCTCGAACCGCTGTTTGCCTCAATGCAGGGAATGTCGAGCAAAATCGTGTTTTCCCTCGACATAACTTCGGCGATTGTTGCCATATCGCCGTTGGGAGCGATACGGTTTGCCAGTTCGAGCAATGAGAGCTGCTGAATAAGTTTATCAGCCATTGTTTGTTTCTCCTTACTTTATTACATGTTTTTGAAATGCAGCATCGGTTCGCCGAGTTCGTTACGGTTCGATGCCTTTGTTGACCCTGCCGAGATAACCGCAGAGTCTTCGCTGATGGCTTTGCCGATATTGAGGCAAAACCTTACAAAAGACGGATGGTTGCCCAGTCCGGCTTTGGTAATTTCTTTCAAGCCTTCGTCGCCGAAGGTATCAATTGCCCGGTTGGCAATCGCGATATTTTCCGGCTTGCCGAGTTCTTTGTCGGCCAGCACCTCTTTTTTCCAAGCTTCATGCTGCTCCTCCAGCGCCGTCTGCTGGGCTTCAAGCGTTCTTTTAACGAGCATGGAACCGGCGGCAACCAGCTTTTCGGCGTTTTCCTTGGAACATTTAAGCTCTTTCAAGACGGGCGTAATCTCAGCCATAACCTCGGCATCGACCTGATAACCGTCCGGGGCCTTCACGTCCGAATAGTCCGGCTCAATCGGTTCATCTTCCGAGGTCGTCTTATCTTCCGATTTGGTATCGGCCGGCGGAGTTTTATCCGTTTCAACCTTTGCGTCCGTTTCCGGCTCGGTTGGTTCCGTTGCCTGTTCACTCATAGAAGAAAACCCCAGAGTTTTTTCTCCGGGGTTTTCAGTTGCTTCTGTTTTATTTTCTGCCGGGGCGTCCGGCGCATTATTTGTCGTTGTCATCGTTTATTTCCTTTGCGATTTCATAAATGAGATTAGGGTTAACTTTTGTCAGGCAGTCTTCCAGCCAAAGGCCGAAGTTGCGTTCGCCCTCGCGAAACGCCATCAGCGAGGCGTTCGAATCAAAGACGCTCTGATGTATCCGGGCATGTTCCAACAGCCCCCAGATAACGATGCGGCCGGCCTTGTCCTTGCTTATCTGCCGCAAATTGGCAATAAACTTTTCGCTTTTCACTGCATGCCTCCCATGTTTGCCAGACTGCCCGGCGCAATTTCATTTAAGGTCTTTGCACCCTCAAGTGCCTGCTGCATCATTGCCTGCTGGTCGGCTTTTGCCTGTTCAGCCTGTTGGATTTTATTTACCTCATCCGTTGAACGGACAATTTTCGGATTAACCCCGCGTTTATCGACGTAATCGTCAATCAATTCATTGCTGTCCAGTTTAATAATAGCTTTCGGATCATACTGTGCAACAGCACCAACAAACTGTACAAAATCCATCGAAGCAGAGAGGTCGACCGCTTTCTGCGCCTGTGCCAGCATAGAAACGTACTCAATTTCCAGCGACTGGCCTTCCAATTCCGGCGGCGGGGGCGGAATAGCGCCAAGTTTAAAAGAATTGTCATAAACGCGCATCAGACAGGGGCTTAAGAACTCGTTAATAATGTTTGTCAGCACCGGGCCAAGCTGAACCATCTGTTCGCTGCTGATTTTATCGACTTCGGTCGCCGTCATCCGCTTATCAACGGACAAGATTGCGTTGAACAGGCGGTAAAACATTGATGTCCGAATGTTTTCCTTCGTCTCCGCAATCGTCAAATTCAGGTTGTTCAGGTCAAAATTGACGTTCATGGTCGGGGTTACCGACTGCGGCCCGTTGCGCTCGTCATATATATTTATGCCGCCCGGAAGCAAATCCGGCGCTGCGCCGTCTTCATACATTTTGGCAGGAACATTTAACGGCGGCCGGGTTACCAAATCCACGCCCAAATGGCGGGTTTTATGCCATTTTTGCAGAGATTTTGCCAGTCCGAGACCGTGCATCGCCGGAGATATGCCGTAGGTTTCGGTACTGACGGTTTCCCACCGCGGCGCCAGAATCGGAAAACGGTCATAGCCGGATATACGCAGGACTGATTCCGCCGCACTATAATCCGGCAGGTAATAAATTGACAGATAAGGCTTGTTCTTATTATCCATCTTGCCGCGGTTCAGCATAAAATTTGGCAATATCGCATGAATAACATTGTATTCATTGGCAACCCGTCCGTTGCGATAATCGTTCTGCAGCGTTGTCGGCAGATTTTCCAAACCGAAAGCGGCCGCCAGCTGATGAATTGTCATTGAAAACCGGCGAAAACAGGTGTCAACCGCCAGTTCATTGTTGGTTGCCAGCATATATTCGCCGACGGTAAAGGCATAAAAGCGCGATATCGTCGCCGGACTTTCCTCATGCAGCAGGCAGGGCTGGCCGAAGAGTCCCATTTCCTTGTAAACCGTCGGCGTCAGCTTGTAAAAGTTTGACTTGTTGAGAATCGTCAAAATGATGTTCTCAACGTCATACAGCCAAGTCTTAACCGGCTTCCAGTCCAGAAGATCCGTATCGGCCAGCGAGAACTTGAACCAGCGCGTGGTCGGATTGGTTAACCCGGATTGCAGCCCTGCGGCCAGAGTGTCGGCGCAGTCGTTCAGAACATTATCAATCACATCGTCCGAGCGGCGCAGAAATTCTTTGTTTTTCTCGTTTTCAAATTTTCCGCGGAAAGAACGGGACAGCTCGGCAATACGTTTCCAAGACGGTTCCCATTCCTTATATTCTTTCTCGAGCGACGCATTAATGCGGTTCAGCTGCTGCCGGATTTCCAATTTATCCATAATATCAAGCCCCCAGCAGCGTTTTCTTGGTTGTGTTCGCTCTGTCCGTCAAACCGGAAGATCCGGTCAATATTGTTGAACGGCGGCCGAGCATATTCGCCGCCTTTTTCTTTGCGTCTTCTCTGGCCTGAACCGCCGTCTCATCAGCTTCACTTTGCTTTGCCGAAGACTGCTGCTGCGGCGAAACGACCGTTTTTCCTTCCATATTCGGCTTATTGCTGAACATATTGCCGACCTTTTTGCCGACACCGAACAGCTCGGACGTGCCAAACGACGCAGATGCCAGCGCAATTCTGGCAATGCTTCCGAAAATATCCCCTCCACACATATTAAATACTCCAATCATAAGTTTTGCGTTTAAAATCGGAAGAACCTCCCATGCGGGAGGCTCTTTTGCGAACAGGGCAATAAAAAGACATTGCCAGACAGTCGCTGTCATCCGGCGACGGCAGCCCCGTTGCCTTCATATCCGCCTTACTCATCAACTGCATTTTCTGACCGTTGAAATAGTATTGAATAGCGGTTAAATCTTCTTTTAAGCCTTCGTCATCGTCAATCGCGCCGCCGTTTACCAGCCAGTCGAGCAAAGCGTCATACATTTCCGCCCGCTTGTTGACATACCGGTCCGGCTGATCCAGCGATTTTTTAGTTTCGCCGAAATTAACTTCGATAACCTGATACTTCCACGCCCTCAAATTATCGACCACGCCGCCGCCAACACCACCGCCGTCAATAAAGACGCCGTCCGGTTTATAATAATCAATCATCTTTGCAACCTCACGCGCCAGCGTATGATTATCCATCTTCTGATAACGCTTAATCGGAAAGGAACGGGCGTCGCGCCCCTGTCGGAAGCGGATAACGCTCTCGTCGTCGCCGTATCGGGCCACGTCAATCATCATCAAAAGCGGCGCTGACTTGTCTTCATAAACTTGGCGCTGCTGGGCTTCCAACACCACATTAAGCGGAATCAGCTGATTTGAGGCCTGACTGGGGAAAACGCCGCGCACACGCACCTTGATAAAATCTGAATCCTCGCCGTACTGCTCGACCCATTTGGCAATTTGCGCTTTGTTGGTAAAGCTGACAGTGCGGCTGTCAATCTGCCGCGTGTCCCAATATTGCCGGTTTTTGTGAAAACAATCATAAAAACAGCCGGTATTTTGGGTCGGGTTGCCGAATGCCAGCCACAAGATCTGCGTGCCGAGGTCGGTCATGGCGCCTTCGGTAACTTCCCAAATCTTGTCCCAAATCTGCGATGCCTCATCAAAGATCACGATCAGCCGCTTGCCTTGGTTATGAAGACCAGCAAAAGCATCAGGATTGTTCTTGCTCCACGGAATCATATCAATCCGCCAAGACTGCTTATAACGCTCATCGGCTGAGAATATGCTGGTTGCGGTCATTTCAAACCAGTGTTTGCAGATACAAAGGTTAAACCACTTCCGCACTTCCGGCCAAGTCTTCGTCAGAAGCTGCTTTTCGGTGTTGGCGGTTACAATGCCGCGGGTTTCCGGGAAGGTGCACAAAGCCCACAGCACCAGCCACGCCACCAATGCCGACTTGCCGATACCGTGACCGGAAGCCAGCGCAAACTTGAGTGCTTCCTGAACCGTTAATAATTTATCCCTAATATCCTTTAATAATTGCACCTGCCATTCTTCGGGCCGTTTGCCTTCAAGCGCTCCGGTTCCCCACGGAAAAGCAAGCATAACGAACGAATACGGGTCGTCTGAACATTCGGCCATGGCTTCCGTCAACTGTTCTTCAAATTCCGTATTCATCGGTTATTCCTGTTTTTTGGCTGTCTTTTCGCCTTTCTTTTTAAGTAAAAACTTCTTGAGCCGCTCCGCCGTCGGTTCATCGCTGACAATCTTGGTCGTGCTTTCGGTCTTCCAACCTTCAAAGCAGTTTTGCAGAATCCAGTCGGCCTTATGGTCTTTGCTCAAATTGCAGCGGTCAATCGCATAAACCTCGCAAATCTGCTTAATCCGGGTAACGGTGTATGCGTATTCTTTCTTTTTGCCGTACTCATTAAGCGTCTGATTGGTAATGCCCATATAATCGCAAACGCCCTTAACGCTGATTGAACCTTGCCCATATATCTTTTTCCCGTCTTTTGTGTAGCCGATAACGTCGTGTTTTTTGGCGGTAAAATACTCCGTCGCTTTGGCGGCCATTTCTTCAACGCAGTTAAATGAAGGCGGCCGCCCGCCCAGCAGATGAAACTTGTCTTCAAATACCGGCTTACTTTCTTCTGCCGCCTTAGACTTAGTCGGTTTGGTAGCAGCCTTTTTATTATCTGTCTTCTTAACCATTGCTAAATCTCGAAATTAGAGTCCGGGGAAAGGCGTCGAACCTTTGTTTCCCAAATTGCAAATCTTCAGGAAGCCCTTTGCTAAGCACCGTTTTACCACCCACGGCAAACCCCGGACATAAAAAAGCCGCCCCGAAAGGCGGCCAAAAAGTTAACAAAATGTTTCCGGCTGAGCTATGGCGCGATTAAGCCACATCAAACCGGTTTGAATTTCGGTGCGGGCAATCGCCAAACACCGCCCATCAGCGTAAAATTCGGAGCAATTGAGGTTTTCAATAAATTCCCCGAGCTGATTGCCCAATTCCTTAGCTTTGTTCATCAACCGTTTTTGCTCTTCGCTCAGCGGACGGTAACCAATTACTTTGGTTTCTTCTTTTTCTTCCGGCATTTTTTATCCTTTCAGTTAAGTTAATAAAAAAATAATGCTGTAAAAAAAACGACGTCTGATAAAGACGCCGGTCAAAATTGGTCGCGAGGGCAGGACTCGAACCTGCGACCTATCCGTTATGAGCGGACAGCGCTAACCACTGCGCCACCCCGCGATAAAAGCCCTAAGTTTTACCTCAGGGCTACTCTTAAAAAGAGGATACACTTTATCGCTTTAGCGATATCTGCACTATAAGTGCTTCAAGCCCTGCTAGGTTTATAGAAGTGTATCAAACCTGCTCCAATGCCGATGCAGTGCTTTTAAGGGAAAGCCTGGACTTAAGGCAACCTGCCCGTAAAGTGGGCAATTCTTTTGGTTGCGGGAGAAGGACTTGAACCTCCGACCTCTTGGTTATGAGCCAAGCGAGCTGCCAACTGCTCTATCCCACCATGAACCCCGGGAGGCAGACCCCGGGGCAATGTCAGTCAACAAGAAAGAAGTCAGTCATGGCTTTTGCTTACATAGCTTTGCCAATCATAAGTTTTTTATAACGCAAAAATAAAAAAATGTCCCATATCAGAGTGTGGCAAAGTGTGGCATTTTAGACAAAATAAAAATCATCTGCGAACGGCGTCAAAAATTCTTTTCAGCAACCGCTCCGCCCATCGATAGATATATTTTCGGTCGGTTTGATTGGGACTGTACCGATAAGCCAGCACTTTTTTAGGCACACCGGATAAAAAGTCACGCAAAAAAACATATTCGTTCGGCAGAATCAGCGGCGCCGACATCCAATGCTCGTCTATATACCAAGCGTCAGAGATGTCTTCCCCGGTAATGCTTGGCCGCATATATTCAGCGTCTTCCGGGTTGACCGGCGGCACTGCGACCCGGTAGAAATTGGTTGTTTTGCAGCGCGGCCGCTGAATATCCGGCAGCCACTTCATAACCTCGAAATATCTTTCAAGCTCGACTTTCACGTCTTCCACTGTTAAAATTTTTCTGATCATCTCTCAAAACCCCTTATTTATTGCCCTGTACACCGATTTTTTTGTTGTCCCGCCTCCGACAAAAATTCATCTCGCGCGTATTATCGATTCAGAAAACCCCTTAAAATCAATGTTTTGCTCCAGAAATATTGGCATTTTTGCCGTTTTCCCGATCGAACATATAGGACACATCGCCTTGTCGATTGGCAAAATTCCGCCCCAGCTGGTCTTTCAGCCACCATTTATCATGGCGCTCGCCGCACAGCTTTTTCCGGCACCACATTTCAAAACCATGAATTAAAAATTTTCTTGCCCGGGAAAAGCACTCAAACCATGGGTCAAACAAATCAACCTCAAAATCATCGCCAATCCTAATCCAGGTGTCGCCGTAGATGGTTCGCCGCAGAGGTGCCGGCCGCACAACATCCTTGCCGAGCTTTTGCTCCCCTCGGGGGAGCTGCCCGCAGGGCTGAGGGGGATTAGGAACATCGTCCGAGTTCTGTTGTTCACGGTTTACTTGGTTCAATGTTCCAACGTTCTTATGTTCCCCGTTCTTATGATTTCCTTTTACGACCGAGCCTGTGGCGAGGTTATGACCCGTTAAACCGCTTGACGGGTTATGCTTTTCATCAGCTGCCGAAGATTTATCCACAAAATCAGCGCCGCCCTTATCATAATTCTTTTTAAATTTCTTATGATTCATAAGTTCATAATTTCTGTATGCGTACGCATCATTTTGCGCCACGCCTTTTTCATCCTCGTTTTGAGGCACATCACTAGACACGTCGCTAGACATTTTTTTGCGTCCGTCGGACACATTGGCAGATGTCTTTTGACGCCTTTTGAGATTAACTTTTTCCAAGTTATCCACATACCGTGGCCGCTTAAAATTGCAGCGGCGGTCTTCATCCTCGCTTTGAGGCACATCGTCAGGTATGTCCTGACGCTTCTTCCGGTTAGCCGCATACCAACGCCGTTTTTGTTCGCGGCGTCGCTCTTCCTTTTTTTCTTTTTCCCACCGCTCTTTGGCTATCTTTGCCATTTGTTCACCATTTACGATAAACTGGCGGTGTTTCTCATCAAGTTTATTTTTGACATTATCAAAATAAATCAAGACGGCTTCGGAATAGCCCGAGAAGTTAAATCCTTCTCCCGAACCGAATTCATCCCAATACTTCGCGTATTGAGCACATAGGAAAGTAAATTCGCCGAGCTTTTCATACCCGTAACGAGCGACAATCTTATCGACTGTTTCATGCACGTTAAGAAACATTTCGCGTTTTTGCGTCATATACTCTCCTCAAAACGGCTTTCTGCCGTTAAAAATACAATTTTCGCCGCAACCACCGCCAAAACAGCCGCAATCCGGTCTTTTGCGCTTTGGGACGAATAATGTCAACTTGGCAGAACATCCCGCCATCCGTTATAATCCGGCGGCGGGCAATTTCGGCATATGCCGGGTTTAACTCAATTAATATCGAGTTTTTCTGTTGACGTTCGGCTTCCAGACTGACCGTT